GGTCTGTCGATTAAGCAGCATCCTTTAGCTTTGTGCCTTCGGATACCCGAGACATGAAGGTCGGACTTTAGGTCCCCGACATGCTTGATCTACCTTTTGTCCTTTACGGACTGTCAACTCTTGGAGGTATGTGTGCCTAACAGTTCTACTTGGCAAGCTACAGGTTACCCTGGTGCCGCAGGAGCTCGCGCTCTTACGGCGGTTGGCCGAGATAGGACCTGGAACAACACACAGAACTTCGGAGCACTTCCCAAAGACGAGAAGCCTGTCAACGGTTATCAGGATTGTCAGTTTAGCACCAAACAAAATGGTGACTACGCTTATATCTTGACTCCGCTCGGCAGCTTACCGGTCTACACTTATGGTCCTTCATTCGCTGCAGACAATGCGGTTTGGATCGGTTGGATCGACAATTTACTTAGTCGAATCAACTGGTCTGACACCCTAAGTCGGCAGCTGAATGAGGTCATAGTGAAAGCTTTGGTGAAGATGGCTGATGCAAAAGTCAACCTCCCGGTTGCTTATGCTGAGGCAAGCAAGACGTCTGATTTGATCTTCGATACGGCCCGCCGTATCGATAGAGCTTACCGGGCGTTTCGCAAGGGCGATTTAAGAGGTATCGCCCAAAACCTTAACATCACCCCTAGACGGCTCCATAAGAGCTGGTTAGAGTATAAGTACGGCTGGATGCCGTTACTGATGGATGTTAAGGGTGCGGCTGAGTTCTTTGCTCAGCAGCACGTTATCCGACCCCCCCGGTTCACGGTTTCTGCGAGTGCTATGACCCAAGGGTCTGCGCACTTTTCGGATCCCGTTGTAACTTGGGGTGGTGGTCCTGACCATCCTCGTGATATGACACTCTCTACGAGTGTCACCACGAAAGTCAAGATCTGGTGTGAGCTCTCCAGCCCACACTTGTCGGAGATGCAACAGCTGGGAATGACAAATCCAGCGTTAGTTGCGTGGGAGCTGATTCCGTTTAGTTTCGTCTTCGACTGGTTTATCCAAGTCGGAGACTGGCTAACGGCTCTTACAGCTCAACAAGGCGTAACGATCCGTAGAAGTATGTTCAGTACCGCGGAGCTAAGTGCCATGACCATGGTTGAACCTGCGACTCACGCCGCAGATCTGGCCTATGATTATGTCACCACTGGCTTCTTTGGTAACGGGACCCGACGGCGTTACATCAGATCCATCCCGGATCTGAATCCGTTCTCTTTGTATCCTCCGATGACTAACTCGTTTGGTTTTGCCAAACTTGTGACATCATTGGCTCTCATACAGGGAACTTATCGTGGCGGAATGCGAAATTCTCGCATATAAACCACTCTTCCTTTTCAGGAGTTTACCTTATGGCAGCAGCTGCCGCTCTGACTCTCAAGAACAATGCCGCCGCGAACGTTACGTTCGACGTCTACGCCGTAAATCCGGATAGCGTCGAATGGACCGAAAGCGGTGCGACCTCAATTCTTGGGACGTCCCGTTTCGTTCTGTCTCGGGTTCTCCCGGCAGATCGTTCGGCGGGTGTTTATCGCACTCGAGGCAAATTGACGCGTCCGGTTATCAACGGCACGTCTGGTCTTCTCGACGGTACCCTTACGGGCACGTTCGAGATCCTCCATCCCGCTCTTCTCTCGGTTGCCGAAGTCGATGAGTTCTACGCGCGCTTCAAAGAAGCTGTCGCGCAGGCTATCGTCAAGGCTGCCGCGGAGACTGGCGCCATTCCCACCTAAACCTTCATAACCTAGGATCCTAGCATGATTAATTCACACGAAGTGATTAACCTCGAGACGATGGCTCAATGCCTCGCCGATGCCCGTTCACTGCTCCGCGATGGAGATATGTGTCCGGACACCTATGTCAGTCTGCTCGAAGAAGCCGCAAGGCTCATCCGGTCAGTCCTGGCATTCGCACAGGATGTTGGGCTGGAGATTGACGATGGTGATGAAACGGAGGCCTGGGAGATCGTCAACCGCTTCGCGGCTGTGCGAACTCACAGGGAAAGTCTTAGCTTCCAAGGAGGCGATCTCGATCTTTATCTTGATCTCCAGAACCCTGGTTGTTATCCTGCTCTGGTGGCTCAGTCCGGAACTGTTTCAAGCTATGACTGGCTTGAAAATGGCTACGTGATTGAGTTCTCCCGGAGCGGGAGGACTTTCTGACCAGACAGAGGGAAAACTCTACTAAAAGAGCCCTCTTAGGAACTCTGCGCGCAATGTGCAGAGACTTCAGGGCCCCTCCCGGGGTTCTGAAGAGTGTTGCCGTTGATTTGTATGAGTCACTCAACACACCTGTCTCACTTAGTTGTGAGATCCTGCTCCGCTATGATGAGGTTGAACAGCTTGTCCGCAAGACTGTCAATCCAAGGGATTATACCCTGCCCACTAGGTTCCGTGACGACTACCAAGCCGTCTCGTTCCTTAAGAAGGCCCCTCTAGAGATAGAAGGTGTGGATCCTCTCATGGCATCGAAGGAGAAATTCTTCGAATCGGAGGTTTCGTGTGGCGAGACTAACGCCCGCTTCAGGGCTCTCTGTGCTGGCACCAAAAATAGTGCCGGCCCCCGAGTGTTAGCTGTCCTTTCGGCAGCTGCTCAGGAGGTTCAGAGGGTCCTAGGGGTGAGCGTGAATTCTCGTGAATGGCTCGACGCTTGTCGATTTGGCCCCGGTGCTTTTAATCACTCCGAGGCAAGGGGGTTAACCTCCCTTTACGATAAGCTGCAAGTCAGTCCGTCTGTGTCTCACGACATGGCGGAGATCGGGGCTCTGCTTGTGCAAAGCCAGCCTCAATGGGCTAGGTCAGTGACCAACTGTGAGACGGAAGGCTTTTGGCCGTTCGTCACGCGGGAGGAGATGAGCCTAGTCCCAGGCAACCGTATAGCATTCGTGCCCAAGACCGCTGTCACGCACCGAACTATAGCAATCGAACCGCTGATGAATGTCTATGCCCAACTCGGGCTAGGCAAACTGATGCGGAGACGGCTACGGCTTAAGTGCGGATTAGATCTTGACGACCAGGTCCCTAATCAGGACATGGCCCGTCGGGGTTCAATCGACGGCTCTCTAGCTACTATTGACCTGTCCTCAGCGAGCGATACTGTTGCTCGTGAATTGGTCCGGTTTCTCTTA